TCACGGCTCTTGTCTAAGATTCTTTGCATCTTCAAAAATCACTCCCACTTCTTGGCGTAGATCATCGAGCACCGACAGCCTCGTTTTGGAGTGCTCCCCGCTTGTAGGGAAAAATATAGGTTGGGACCGTCTTTCTCGAAAGACTAATGGCAGGTCAGTTTCAGGCATATCCGCGATGGCCATCTCGATGTTGTTTTCCAGCCTATCAACCGCTGCGTCCAGCGATCGCCCGACTAATGCCAGTAACAAGCTGGCCTGCTCATTGGTCATTTCAACACCTCATCACTGACCACTACCCCAAGGTCGAAAAACTCCGGTGTTAGCGTGGCTTCCCATCCCGCGTAGAGCCCTCGTCCTCCGTGCAGGGGCTTGTTTTTATCAGTGTCGATATGGCTCATGTTTGGACCGGCCGCAACGCGCTCGGCAAATTACGACCAACCTCGGCTAAATACTCCTTTGCGGTTTTCCGCTTCTCTACGTGCTCAAGAAAAGCAACATAAAGCCAGTCTCTGCAATAGACATCAGGATGATCCCTGTCTCCTGCCGCCTCAAACTCAGCTGTATTGTCCTCTGGGAATCCTGCCGCCGTTAGCGCCTGATCGAGAAGGTCTATTCCCTGGAACTCGACCTTCAGATGCCTTGTAGCTTCAGCATCGGCCTCTAGGCGTGAAAGCGTCATCTCGGCATCGACCATTGCTTCAATGCACCGCATTAAAACAGGCCCGATATGGCTGTAGGCGTCCACCCGGCTACTCATCGCCAGGCTTGCCTTCGCCCATGTCGCCGCTAATGAATGGTATATTCGGCTTTTCATCTCGCAGAGCGTAATACTCCAGCTCGACCTTCGCGGAGTTGATTATCTTTCCGGCAGCATTGTTCATTTCTTTTGCGTCAGCAGCTTTCAAGTCGCCCTCTTTGAGCCTGACAAATACTTCAGAAAGTTCGGTGCGTAGTTCCTGCAAGTTAAGCATTGGTGTTTCTCCTGTGTAGTTCACGTCGAATCTGAATCTGTAGTCGTTTCATTTCTATTAGCTCCGGAGGGATTTGTGCGCGCGAAAGCCGGGTACGGATGGAAATGCATTTGGCGACATAGCTGTCGCGTAGTTCCTCCCGCGCTACCGCGTTCCGGTGGTTTGCTTGATCTCTTTCCCGCATCCTCAGATCATCGGACCTCCTTCTCTCTTTCTTGCGATCTATTGACCGGGCCCTGAATTCCGGGTCCTCTCTATACTTTTTCCTTGCCCAGGAGGATCTGTACTCTCGTATCTTTTCGCGATTTGCCGACTCATAGGCCTTTTGCGCGGCAATGGCCCTGCCATTTGGGTGGTTCCATCGCTTTTTGTGCGTCTCTGACCGCGCCCTCTTAAATTCCGGAGTATCGCGTATGGCCGCGTATGCTGCACGCCTCTTGGCCAAAACCTCGGGCCGCCGACTCCACTCTTTTTTCCTGGCGGCAGCTCTCGCTCTCGCCTCTGGCTGCTGTAGGCGACGCTTTTGCGCTTCTTTTGTTGCAGTATATTCGCAATGCGTGCATGTAGTGCGCCTCAATGAGTATGGTGCACCGCAGCTAGAGGTCTTCTTTTGTACCGCGAAGTTTTTATTGGGCCTCTCTTTTCCGCATTTTTTGCATCGGTGCACAGATGTTGTTGGCTGTCGCTCCAGCCGATTATCCTTGCTCATCGCAGCACCTCATCATTGACAACTATTCCCAGGTCAACATAGGCTGGCGGATGGTTCGCTGTATAGCCGCTGGTGATGGATTCGTCGGTGTGTGCAGCCAGGCGCTGCACTTGCTTGATGTCGATGCCCGATTTTAAGAGCAAGTCTATCGCCAGCCCGCGGACCTCGTGGAAAGTGGGTGGTGTGGCATCCTTCAAGTTCTCCCATAGACCAGCTGCTGCGACTGCCTTGGTGAACCCCCTGGACAGATCCTTGCTGGTGACCTGGTAGACGTTATCGCAACCCGCCCGAATGCGCCGCCGCTGCGGCCGCTTGTTAACGATGTATGGGGGTGAGTCTGGACGCATCATTGCGAGCTTTCGCCCGTGGTTGATCGCCTGGGCCAGCTTGACGTGCCGGGATAGATTCCATCCGCCGTGGGTGGCGGCCATGGCGCCCCTCTGGTTTGCAGACTTGGCGATTGTCCTGCAGAGCTTCTTGCCCTGGGGGGTGTCTACCACATCGCTAAACCTGAGCGCGGCGACGTCGCCGGCGCGCATGGTGGTGGTGAGCGATATCATCATTGCAACCTGGACATAGTCCTCCGCATGCTCATAGATCGCGTTAAACTCAGCCATGTTGTTGATCGGCCGGCGTCTTTTGGCGGGTTTCTTTTTCTCGATCAAGTGGGGCAGGGCGTCCGATGTGTTGAACGGGTTTTGCTTGGCCACGCCCTTGGACATGCACCACTGGAAAAACTGGCTGAGCACAGATCGGCGCGAGTGCTGCTGGTCGTAGGTGAGCGCGTCCCACCAGGTGGACAGGGTTGCCAGGGTGGCCTCGCGAAGCACCGGGAACTCGCCAGCAAACTTTCTCAACATGGCCTTGCGATCCACCCAGCCCCGCTTCGCCAGTAGTTCGGGATTTTGGGATTCCATCCACTCGATGTATTGCCCACACCAGTAGAGGGTAGATTTAGACGACATGGGGCTCGCTTCGCGCTTGCTGTTGGCCATTTCAGCCAAGAGGCATGCTTGTGCATAGGGCTTGCGGATGTACTTGTACGTCCCGTCTGGCCGCTTGTATCGATAGACGTTGGGCCGCTTGCGGTTGTCGTTCACCAGGTTGTCAGGCAGGGGCTTGCCTGTGTGCAGGCACACGCTCATGTCGATGCTCCGTTTGTTATCTGGCATCAAAGCTACCCCCCTCATACGAGCAGTTCAAGCGCCTCAGATTCGAGGTCGCATTCGCTCTGGTTAAAGCTCGCGCGCCAGTGATCGACATCGACCAGCACGTCAACAACTTCGCCGTGTTCATTTTTGATGGCCTTGCCGCGAATCGTACCGTTCTCCAGCCACAGTTTGGCGGTTCGGATGTTCCTGGGCCGGTCGAGATATTCGTGCTTGAAAACGTGCCAGGATTTCGGCTTGCTCATGTCACTATGCCTCGTTACTCAATAGCATGGCTGGGCCTACTCTCCCTGCTCTAGTAGTTCGGGGTGCTGGTAAATGTTGCCGATAACAGTAATTTCCTCATCTGATAGCGCGGCTGCAAAGTTGTGCCATGAAAACTTTGCTCCAGACGCAAAGTAGGCCAGATCGCCTTCGCTCCAATAAATACGCACCAGTTCGTCATCAAAAAAGCCATCACCACGCGGGTGACAGTCTTTTATGCGTACAATATCCCCCTCGTAAATCTCCACACCGTTTTTGTCTTTTAAGCCGGTGTATTGCATGAGCGGAATGTGTGCCGAGCAGCCCTCGCTGTCGTAAACCACGGCATACATAGAGCCGTCTGGGTGGAACTGGGAAAGCGTTTCACCACCTGTAAGCATCTTTTTGTGCAGCGCATCCCAAGCTCTGAATTTTAAATTTCTCATTGCTCTACCTCTGGTGGGGGTGGCGCAGTATCGCTCTGTGTCGACAGAACTGCCCTTCTCAAATCGCCTACTGACTTGTACCGGGTCACTAGCACGTTTTTCACCGCGAATAGTTCATCATCATCGGTTACTTGCAGCTTTATTTGGTCGCCAAATGCCACGACCTGGCCTGTGTCCGACAGCGTCTCACTGGCGGCTTTCCGGCGCTGTGCGGCTTCAAGCTCCTGCACCCTGGCCTCCAGACCAGCAATCCGATCGGCAGCATGAAGCATTGTGTCTCTGTTTTCGCACTTAGGGCCAAGGCAGTAAACGTGACGCCTAAGGTTGTGGATCAGGCATTCTGAAGATGGGTACACATCAGTATTGCTATTCATTTACTCACTCCCCAACAAAGCGTGGTCAGAAACATACTCAAACTCTATTCTGTTGACTGATGCGTCTGGCTCAAGATCGCCCCCGTAATGGTCTTGAAGCATGTCAACGAACGTGTACTTGTCGTGCTCTGGAAATCCTTCCCTGACACAGTCCGATTGCGTGATCGCGTTCAGAGGTTCCCAGCGCGTGCTTACGACGCGTATCAAAGCCAGCCTTCGAACTTTCTCGCCTTTCTTCAGCCCCATTGCCTTCTCGACAGCCCAAAGCAGATCGCCGGGCTTCAAGAACTTCCAGCCAAACCGTCGCGTAACGGTTTTGCTCTGGTCTTGAATCTGGGCTGTTGTCAGCGCAAAGCTCATGTTTCTAGGCATCTACTCACTCCCTTCTATGACTGGCTCAGGGTGCGTACAACTAATGCTGAAGCTTCTGCCGAACGGCGTGAATTCCATTTTGTAAACTGTCTCTTTTCCCTCACACAAATCTTGCATAGCCCTGACTTTCTCATCATTGCTGCATCCCGCTAGAAAGAGCACAATCGCCAATATGATTAAACGCATTTCTCACTCTCCTATAAGTTGGCTAACTGACTTTGTGCGCTGGAATATCCGGCATTCCTTGCTCCCAGCCATCCAGTAGTGAGCTTAGGGCGTTAATCACTTCCTCCCTGTCGCAATTGGACACGTAGTTCATTCGGGAGCCTGGCTTAGTGTTAAAAACGACAAGACTAAAGCCCATCCGCTCACCGGCGATTTCTTCAAGGATTTTGTCGATCTGATCGGCTAAAGGCTGCATAGCCATCGAAACTGTAATCTCAGGGGGCAAGCTCATGCGTAATCACTCCAGCAGCATTTCTTGAACTTATTGCCCGAACCGCACACGCAAGGTTGATTGCGCATATAGTTTTTACGCCTATCAGCTCCGAGGGTTCGCAGCTCTTCAACTTGCGAGGGACGGAGCGGGGCAAGCGGCCGACCTATCTCTTTTTCTTTTCGACGCAAACCTACTTTGTCTGCGTAAAAAATATCTCCAGTCCTTACATCCATTTTCTCACTCTCCTATAGGGTGGCTGCTATTCCTTCTCGGAATCTTTGAGTCGATCTTTGCGCACCGTAATAATCTCCCCGCGGTGGCTGCATTTCTGGCCCTCGTGCGGCAGGAATGGGCGCAGTACTCTCATGTAGCCCTCGCGGACGTTGTTGGCGCGAATTGGGTAAACGATTTGTCCAGTGCTGATCAGTCCAAGCATCGCTATATTTCCTTTGGTATGTTTTAAGGGGCTACGATAGTTCGCAGGCTGAAAAGAGACCCACTGCCCCTCTTAGACTAAGGGGTAGGAGTGAAGGGCAGGGGTCGTAAACTGTCACAGTGAGTAGCCCACTATGATTGCCAGGCACGCGAGACCGAAGAAGGTTCGGATAAACAACAACGCAAGGTGCTCAGCGTGCGAGGGTTCCAGGCTTGTCCGTCGATTAGGCATGCTGGCTTCTCCTGGGTGACCTACTGACTCCGCGGGGAGGCAGGAAATACTTGGCCGGCGCAGCGCCAAGGCCGCACAGACGACAAATGTCGCCATTCATGAGCAGCCAGCTCAGATCGTTTCGAACGTCCACGGGTTTGCGCATGACCTGCTCTGCGATCTGCTGCAGCGTCATTTGCTCACCGTTGATCAGTTGCCGCAGGCCTGTAATGTCCTGGGAACGGATGGCGTAGATTGAGGTTTGCGGCATGGCTGACATAGCTGACTCCCTAGCGGTTGCCCAGGGAGGACTGCACCTGGCGCTGTGAGTGGGTGAGGGGGAGCATCCGTCCAGCTGCGGCTGCTTTGATTGCCATGCGCCGGCTGTGAGCCCGGGCCTTTTCGTGGGCCTGCTCGGCGGTGTAGCCGAAGAACACGCCGTGCTCTGAGCGGACTTTGTGCCAGGCGGCTGAAATCTGGGTGTGGGTGAATAGGGTCATCGGATATCCACTGCCTTTGAGTTAGCGACGGATAGACGTTAGCAAAATGCTTAACTATAAGTCAAGCAAAATGCTAAAATCAAATGATCCTACTCCTGGGTTTGCTAAAGTGGGCGCTTTTAACCGGTATGAAATAGCTACACATATTTGTGTACAAGTTGTGTGAACTGGTTGGATAAACAGTAGATATCTCAATAGATATTGGTGTTACCATAATTCGATGAACAGGGAATTTAGAGTCTTGGTTGCCTACGACGAAGAAGCACAGGTGTGGTTCGTCAACGATAGCGATGTGCCCGGGCTCAATGCAGAAGCTGAGTCGCAGGAAGAGCTCAGGCTGAAATTACTCGCCATGATTCCTGAACTCCTGGAACTGAACTATCCCCACCCGCACGAGGTGTCGCTTGACCTCTTGATACAGAGCGAGCAACGTCTAGAAATCAGTGCGTAATGCCTCCGCAGTCTTTCACGCCGGAGATCAAACAAATACTTAAGCAGGCCGGCTGTCGTTTCCATCGACAAGGCAGGGGCGACCATGAGATCTGGCATAGCCCAATATCTGGTGTTTACTTTACTGTTGACGGCAAAATCAAGTCCCGCCACACAGCGAACGGAACCCTCAAAGATGCGGGGTTGCCAAAAGCCTTTTAGCACAGCGCAAAAGTAAGAGCCCACCCACTTACTGTTATCGGAGAATGCCAATGCAGTGCGTATTATGCTCCAAACCAACAACCGAAAAAGACCGCTACGTTCACCCGAAAGATGGTGCAGTGCTCCACAACTCATGCGCCGAGCTTTACACGCCCTCGACCGAGCCCAAGACGGATGCCGTTCAGGCAGTGGATACTGTGAAAAATGCGAGCGGAGAGCTCAAGTGCCAACAGTGCGGAAGTGGCATGAAAAAAACCTCCAGGGCAGAGCGCAATATGGGGCTGCAGCTGCTGGGTGTTCTGCTGTTTTTCGTTGGTGTAGCGCTTTGCTTCGTTGTGCCGCCATTCGGCCTGGTAATGGGAATCATAGTGATGATCGTCGCAGCCAGGCTAGGCTACAAAAAATCCAAGGTGTGGATCTGCAAAAACTGTGGTTATTTTTTCGAGCGGGCCCGATAGGCTCAAAGCACTGAGGAGAACGGCAATGTTCAGGTGGTTGGCTAAATATCATCTATTGGGGACTCAAGCATTTCCTGTTCTAGCTCCTTTTTCAAAACTGCATTCGTAACAATGATGCGTCCAGAATATGGCGGCTTGGCCCTCATGATGAGGGTGTTCTCACCAGACCTCCAAACATGAACACCATAGTCACTCATTGAGGGTGGCCCGTATTTTCTAGTCAAGGCCTCGAGCTTGGTCCTGGTATCGGAAGCCAGACCCAGTGGCCCCGGGTTTGCATCGATTTTTGCTAGCTTGTCGTTTACAAAGTAGAGCAGAATGGACGCGGTCGTGTGAACTATCGTGTCATCAAATTCGCACCCGACCACAGCTTCGCTGTAATGCTCAAGCCCTGAACAGTTGGAGGGATCAATATCGCCCGCATCGCTGCCTAACACGTAGGACTTAAGGCCATTTATCTCTGAAGTTGATAACTCGGGTTCGGCGTTAACGTCACAGCCGCCCGTGACCAAAACGCCCAGTGCAGTAAACGCGAGAACTTTTAGTTTTTCCACGATATTCCTCCTTGAGAGTTAGGCCGTTTTGCCTAAAATTGAATTGGCTACCTGTAGCTTTTCCAGCCACGTGCATTATTCAAATGCGGCCAAAATCTCGCAATAGTCAATTGAACGTCTAGTCTTAGTTCTCCACGGAACACCATGTCGCTTTAGGTTCGCTGCCGGTGGGCAGTCCTTGCGTGATAAGCGCCACCCCATGACATCCGTATCACTCATGTTATCGAGAGGTGCTGCTGTGAATGAGCAACAAAAAGAGCAAGTGCGAGCGCTATTTAAAACGTTCTCCTACGAAGAAAAAATCCGATTTCTTCACGACCTCATAGGCCAGTTTCGGCCCGATCAAGTAGCAGCTTTGCGTAAGAAATTGCTGCTTTCGGAGAGGCGCGATCCGCAATAATGGTGATTGTCTCTATGTCAGAGCTTCCATCCATAATTGAGAGCGCCGCCTCTAAAGTGGCGTCTGCACCACCAGAATCAATGATCTGCTGTACTTCATCTGGCAGAGGGAAGTCCAAGGCCCCGTCGCGTAAACAAAGCCCATATTCGAGCTTGCCCACCACCGCGTCGCCGATATTTCTCTTACCGCCCTTGAGTTGACTGAAGTAGCTCTCAGATAACTGCTCATACTCTGGGTGGCTGGCAAGTTTTTCATTAATTGCCTTCAGGCAATCAGTGTCTTTCTCATAGCGGTCTAGGTGAGCGAGCAAGTGTGCTCGTCTTCTTTCTTTTCTGTTCATGCGCCCATTCCATAGCAAAATGCTAACAAATAGAATTAGCTAAATGCTTGACTTTAATTTAAGCAGTTTGCTAATGTCCGGTGCATGGACGCACAGACTTTTAAAGACAAATTTGGGATAGCTGAGTGTGAGGCCGTGGCAGCGGCCGCAAAGACCAACTATGCGTACTTCCACCAGATCGCTACTGGGCACCGCAGGCCATCCGTAGAGCTCGCGCAAGCCCTGGTAGAAGCCTCTGGCGGAAGGTTAGACCTTGTTGCGTTACTGACAGCCAAAACAGCCGTCGCATAACTCCAAACCTCTGTCTGTTGACAGGGGTTTTTTTATAACAAAAACAGGCTGTCCATGTCTGTCCAAGCATCTTGGAGTGAATTGGAATGGAGCAAGAAGCCCTTTTTATTGAAGACGAGCTCGAAGCCTTAAAGGTTGATATTGCGCGCCTTGGAGGAATGAAGGTGGTGGGCGCGTCGTTGTACCCAGATAAAACGCCGCCTGCGGCAGGTGAGTACCTTGGTGCATGCTTAAACGCCGATCGTCGTGAGAAGCTCGACTACTCGCAGATCATCTGGATCAAATCAGAAGCGCGAAAGGTGGGTAGCTTTGCAGCCCACCGATACGAGAGCCAAGTGTGCGGTTTCGCTGAGCCCATACCGATCGAGCCTGAAGACGAGGCCGCCAAACTGCAGCGCCAGTTCAATGAGTCTGTGAAACTCCAGCAGCAAATACTCCATCAAATGCAACGGATCCAGCTGCCGACAGTCAAGGCCGTTTCTGAGTGAGCGCGGTCAACCTACAGTTTGCCATCGTCCCCATAGAGGCCCTTTCCGATGCTTTGCTGACCCCGTCAGAGTTCAAGGTGTTGGTCGCCTTGTATTCTTTCAGAGACCAGAATGCGGACACTGTCTGGCCGAAAATCGACACCCTTGCGGAGCGCGCTGGGTTCAAACAAAAGACCCAGGTATCCAAGATCACGACGCGTCTGGAGAGCAAGGGTTGGCTCTCCAAGGCCAAGAAAAAATCCTTTCATGGCCCGAAGATTTACCGCCTCACGATCCCTGAAAGATTGCTGCAATCTGGCGAAATCTCCCAAGTTGGTAAAACTTGCCAAGTTGGTAAGTCTGAAGAGGGTGAATCTTTCCAAGTTGGTAAAAACTACCAAGTTGGCAAAACCGCACCTACCAAGTTGGCAGAAACTACCAACTGTCAAGTTGGCAGAAACTACCAACACGATCCAGAACATACCAGTTTAGATCATACCAATTATCAGACCAGTTCAGAGCCTGACGGCTCTGCCGCTTCCGCGGTGAAGCCTGTGGATAACTCTCGACTGGCAAGATTTGGAAATTTCTACGATCTCCCTGACCAGGACCTCGACTCACCACAGGAAAATCTGTTCACGGTGGGGGTGCGGGTGCTGGGCAAGTACGGGATCGAATCGCCCCGTGCCAGATCCATGCTGGCCAAGCTCAAGGCTGACCACGGTCAGGGCCCCACCCTGGACGCTTTGACCGAGCTTGTGTGCCGAGAGCCGTCCTCAAATCCCATTGGCTGGCTGCAAACGCTGCTGAAATCTGAACGCCGCGAAATGCCTGCCGACTGGAAACCGTCTCCGGGGGTGGTGTCCACGCTCCAGGGCCTGGGCATTCCGATGCCGGTGATCGACAACGCCCGGGCTTTTTTCAAGCTGTGGGTGCTGGACCGTGCGATCGCCAGCAATGATTTCGACGGATGGTTTGTCGAGTGGTGTATCCGCGATTTTGAAGACGCCGAGTGTGACGTCAACCGGCAGGCAGGCTGGTACGGCAACGCGAAGGCGCAAGAGTTTCATGAACCTGCAGGAGGGTGCCTGGCATGACGGCAATGGCTCGCAAGAAAGACCCGAACACATCGAAGACGGCCGCGAGGCGGGTGGTGGAGTCTGGCGCACATGGCCGGCAGACACTGGCAGCGCTCGCCCTGGTAAAAAAATACCCCGGGTACACGTACCGGCACCTGTTCCAGCGGCACCAGGCGGATTGCCAAAAGCGCGGGTGTGAGTTGGTTTTTCAGGATGCCCCCTCGCTGATGCGCCGATTGAGCGAGTGCGCTGTCCGGCGCGGCGTGAAGCATTGCCCGATCAGCAACCAGAAAGTGTCCCGGTGGTACGCGCAATGAGCCGCCCGACGAGCATGATTGCGACCAGGACCGTGCGCGCGGCCAAGACGTTTCTTGCCACCGCCGATCTGTACGGCTGCACGATCGATAGCTTTGCCGCGCATCAGGGTGTCAAGCGCACCACGTTGGCGGGACGGCTGCAGATGGCCGGGACCAGTTTCACTGCCCTGAAGCGGGAGGAGCGTATCCGGCGCCTGGAAAGTTTCTTCATGCCGATGCAAGGCAAGCCCAATGCCGACGAGGCTGCAGATCTGCTCGGCTTCGCTGAGACGCAGAGCTTCTACCTGTTTTTCAAAGAGACGCAGTGCAAAACGTTTACCCAGTGGCGACTGGAGCGCCAGGCGATATGACCCAGGAGCAGCTGAACATCATCGCGGACGCAGACCTGAACCGCCCGCACTTGAGTGATTTCGAAAACGGTTTCATCGAGGGCCTGCGCCGCCGACCGGTCAATGCCGATCTCAGTGAGAAGCAGGACCGCATTCTGGGGCAGATCGGCAAGAAGCTGGAGAGGGCGAACACCGTTTAATTTTGTACTTGGCAGTTTCATGTGAAACGCGCGCGTGAAGCACGAGGAGGAAGCAAGGCATGATCAGTGAAGACAACGTGATTCGAGTATCGAGATTTCCGGGGCCGCCGCCACCGTCAACGACTCTGAAGACCCGGCAGCGCGAAGAGATCGAGCGCCAGACCCGAGAGTATCTGTCCCGGGGTGGTGAGATCACCTCCCATGCCGTCAGCACCTGCGAGCGAGACAGTTTGCCCAGCTTCAACCCTACTTGCGCAGCGACGCTGGAGAAGTTCGGCAAGGCCATTTTTCCTCCCAGGGAGTTTATCGCCGGGCGGTGGGTGGTGCGCATGCCTGGCCTGGCAAAGTTGCTCGGAAAGACCGAGCAGGGCGCCCGAAACATTGTTCGCATGGAGGGTTTCCCGAAGCCACTGAGCAATGTTCGGCCTCTGACGTGGGATGAAGACGCGGTCAAGGCGTGGGTGGAACGCACCGCATGAGCGCCCTGGATAAACAGGTCGCGGGTGGTCACTACAAAGACCTGGCAATCCAGCCTGTGGAATTTGCCATGTCGCACCGCATGGGCTTCTGCGAGGGCTCAGTGATCAAGTACGTCACCCGTTACCCCAGGAAGCAGGGCCTGATTGACCTGGAGAAGGCCAGCCATTTCATACAGTTCATCGAGGAAAACGAATCCTACGTGCTGCGCGGCCAGAAGCAGCGCCTGGAGGTAAGCATGCCCCGCTGGGAATCTCGCGTTACCCCTGAGCAGTATTGTGAAGCCAACGGCATTGAGGGGCCTGCTGCGCACGTGATCCGGTATATCACTCTGTTCGCTGACTCTTCGAGCCGGGATCACTTGCGGCCGGCGCGCGCCTGGATGGACGAGCTGCTGCATGTGGAGGCGAAGCGCGATGCTGGCAAGTAGAAAAGCCAAGCAGTGCGCCGTGTGTGGTGGCGCGTTCAGCCCTCGTGATTCTTTCCAGAAAGTGTGCGGCAGGTTTGATTGCACGGTGGATTTCACGCGCATGAAAGTGGCGGCCCGCCGGCTTGCTGACGAGAACATGGGGACGTCCACGGCTTATCGCCTGAGCGGATCATCGGCCAAAGACGCGCTGTCGTCACAACATCGATTGACTCAAAGAGTCTTCAACCGCATGCGGGTGCTCGAAGAGCTGCACTGGTTCCAGCGGCGCGGGCTGAGGCCTGAGTGCATTTCCTGCGGCATGGAGAACGCCACCTGGTCTTGCGGGCACTACAAGACCGTGGGTGCTCGATCGGAGCTGAGGTACTCCCGCGCCAACACCGCGCTGCAGTGCCTGGAGCTGTGTAATTGCGACCTGAGCGGGAACATTGAGGGCAACCAGTACACCCGTGGATACAAGCAGGGACTGATCGATCGCTTTGGATTGCGGGTGGGATCGCAGCGCATTGATTACCTGGAGCACTTCACCGGTATTACCGACTGGTGCTGGCAGGACCTTAAGCGCTTCAGAGCGCGTTGTGCATTTCGGGTGAGGGAGCTGGAAGCAATGGGGGTGGGCTCGTGATTGAACGCGCCATCGAAGCCATCGAGCACCTGGCTGAAGCGATACACCGGCTGTGTGACCTTATCGAGGAATACCGCGATGCCGATTAATTTCCCATCCCTGGCGCTGATTTTACTGCTTTCACTCGCAGGGCCAGTAGTGGCCAAGGAATGCGAACCCCTGATCTACACACAGCAGCCCCGGCACACAACCCCGGTCAAGGCGGATCCAGCAGACCCGCGCCAGTTTGATATTGACGATGGGGCAAATTGGCAACTCACAACGGACATAGGCAACGTCTGGCGCACGACTGAGCATGACGTCATGCATCAAGCGGCCGACTGCACAGTGACCACGCTGTACAACTGCACGACCTCTGAGGAAGTCTGCGCAGCGCAAGAGGCCCGAATGTCACCCGACGGTAAGCGGGTGGCATTTACCCTATTCACCGCCCCGAAAGACGCGCCCAAGATACCCGTAAAGGCTGAGAACGGCCCAATGATTTCCGGCCTATGGACTTTCGACCCGACAGATTCTGACATTTGGATATGTGAGATCGGCGGCGAGTGCTGGAACGCGACCGAGGGCGAAAAGGGCAGGCACCGACAGCCGGACTGGGCAAGTAATGACCTGCTGGTATTCGCCAGCACCAGGGCAGGCACCTATCCGCCAATGAGCACACAGGGCCGCAACTTCTACCAGTTCCCGGCTACCCAGCTATGGCGGGCGGCGCTGGACAAGGGACAGCTGGTTGACTGGTACAACCTGACGCCTGACCAGTATTTTGTCATGACGCCTGAAGTCATGAGCAACGGCTTGATCTGCTATTCGTCGTGGCATGGTGAGGCACCGCGAGAGTTTGGCAGCACGCCACAGAATCAATGGTGGCTGGATTGCCGGGACATTAACGGCAAGGCCATGAATCATGCCCTGCTGGGCGCTCATGGCTCGCCTACGCTGAAAACATGGGATTTGGTAAGGGACATACTAGACCCACTACGCCGGGGTGAGGGATCAACCAAGATTAAGGGTTTGCGGGGTATAGGCGAGTTGTGGGCTGATTACATCGCAGTAGGCAGCTACTACCGATCCAACAGCATAGGCCCCAATGGGGTAACGCTGGGCTTTGAGGCCAACTGGGATGCTGAGGGCTGCTCCCGGCAGTCAGATATGATCGGCAGTCAGTACAAGAGCAGTGAGCAGGGATCAGGCCAGTTCGCCCCTTGTACGCTCCAGGTGCTGACCCCGTGGGCGCAGGATCAAGACCAAAGCCTGCCCAAGTATCACAAAAACGGCAGGGCAACAGGCCGCAGCGGCAACCCCTTTGCACTCCCAGACAAGGACGGCAAGCGATGGGGATCGACTACCTCACGCGGGTGGTGCTATCGCGTAGCAGGCCCCGGCATGGCCACGGTGAAGGCAATGGGAGGTGAGCCCACCTGCAAGAAGCAGATCAACGAAAATCTGGTACTCCAAGTGCTAGACCCGTTCGACGAAAAGCAGACGCGGTGCATTGCAGGCTGTGACTTGGACGTACACGCCTTCGACGCTCAGTATGCAGGCCCCTACAGCGACCTGTACGGCATCCCAGCGCCAGCGATAGCCAAGATCAAGCCACCGGCAGAGGAATGCTTTTTGCAAGTGGTGAACGCCAAGCAAGGCGAGCTTGACGAAAACCCCACTAACCGCAACAGGACGCCGGAAAAGCGCAAGGAACTGCGCGTAGCCTTTCAGGGCAATTCTGTCCACCAAGACGAACTACCGGAAAAGCTCAAATACTTTGGCGTGGACACCTTTGATCACTGGGACAGGGTGCCGACCAAGGAAGGCCCCGCCAAGGCTACAGGCACTTACTTTGCCCAGATTCAAGAGGACGGCTCAGTGAGACTGAAGGTTCCATGTGGAGCGCCCTTTTTTCACTTTGGCTATGACAAGGGCCTGAACAAGATAGCCCGCGGAATCTCGCCACTGTCTGCCGGTGAAACCTTGACCTGCTTGGGCTGTCATGGCGGGCACAGCGAGCGCAGGGCTGCGGAGCTGCTGAAGAAGGGCACGCCAGAACAGCAGTTTGAGAAAACGCAGGCGGCGAAATCGGCAGACGATACCAAGTATGTACCAGTGGGGTGCTAACCAAGGGCCAGAAGGCCATTAACTGAGAGGGATCAGACATGAGAAACGAAGACCCACTGATATTGATTGTTGCGGTTGTCCTTTCGCTGAGCATCGCCGCGACGTTCACGCTTGCTGATTTACAGGTAAAGCGCGACGGTGACACTGCAACGATTTCATGCGAGGGCTGCGAGATTGTAATCACCGAGAATCAGTCGACGGCCCCAGAACCAGACCCCAGGCCGACACCTCAGCCAGATCCTGTGCAGCGGGATTGCAAGCCGGACAGCAGTGCCATTGCTCGAGCAGCGTTGTCCTGGGAGAAACCACCAGGGCAGACCCGGATTGAGCTGTCAGGCAATCGCACGTATGCGTACCCCTTCAAAACCACACGGGGCAAGAACTACGCCGGGCAGCTGAGCTTTGCCGCCACCACAGGCACTTCGGGCATCCAGCGCGAGGTATGGATATCCCAGTGCAAGGGGGGTGATCCGATACCCGCACCTGCCTGCCAGGACAAAGGCACGAGCAGCACGGTCGTCAGGTGGGCCCAATATCGTATCAAAGGCTACTGCTCACTCGAGCGAAACCATAACTACTGGCTGAACATCCGCAACCGGAACTGCCCAAAGGGCGAGAGCTGCGACGTCTTCCGAAATCAGTACAACAACGGTGAGCCTTAGCGCTGCGGAGGGTGGGTGATGGGCAATATGGAAACACTGGTAATCGTCGGCACCATTATTGCCATCGTCTTTGTTGGCGCACTGCTGGTTTTGGCGGGCATAGGTATCAGCTGCAGCATATAAAAAGGCAATTCGGAGTGTAAGCATGGGGCAACCAATGACACAGACGACACAGGTACAGTGGCTGCTCGCAGAGTGGGCCAGGTGGCGCAAGATAGAATCTGGTGAGGCGAAGGGATATCCCAGCCAGACTCCCTTCAGGCGGTTGCTGGGCAGCTCTCTGCCCTCAGCTGCAATTGACACCGAGCAGGCTGAGCGGGTGGACAGGGCAGTGTGTCGATTGATGTCACGCTGCGAGGACCAGGGCACAGTGCTGGTCCTGTACTACCTGGAGGGCATGCCGTTATACAGAGTGAGAGCAAGAATCAACGAGTCCTACGAAACCACAGCCAGGTTATTGGCGAGCGCAGAAACCGCGATCGATTACATAATGCACCCGGAACACTGTTGACAACTCCGGAGTGAAAGCGTAGATTTTATGGAAATCTGGGGCTTTGCCCCTAAAGCATCTGTAAACCCGCCTTTGAGCGGGTTTTTTTGTGCCCGAAATACCGGCAAGTCTCCGACTCAAACCACAGAGCGAACTACGCGAAAGGTCGAGACCGCTGCCGGTCCTAAATCCTGCCACACCCAGGACCTTGCCCGGCTACCGGAATACCGCCGGGCTTTTTTCTTTTAATGAATTAGGTACGTGCCTTGGGAAGGGCGGGCGGCCTGATGATAGCCCGCCGGCGACTGCATACGCCGTGCGGGCTTTTTACGATACGGATGTTTATGAGTGCCGAAATGCTAACCGCGATTGGCAGCGTTATCGGCATATTTCTCACTGCCGGAATCGCTTGGCTTAAGTTGAAGATAGAGCGGGCAGGCAGAACTCAGGCTGAAAACGAGGTGACTTTTCAGCGCGCTGCATTGCGGTTTACTGAGCTAGTCGGTGAGTGGGCAGAAATCAGCGAGATGGTGACCGACGCGATCGACAAAACGCGGCTTGACCGTTTCATGGTACTACGGGCTTGGAATGGCGAGCTATCGCCGCAGTGGACGACCGCGGTTCACCAGATCCGGGAGGTCGGACAGACGCCGATGTTGTATATACACGTCGAGCTGGATACTGACTATATCGACAAGCTGCGCAGTGTAGTGAGCAGCGGTTACAAGCGATTTGAGGTTAACAAACTGTCAGACGACTCGCTCGCGGCAAGCATCTACAAGCGAGAGGGCGTCACTGATTCGCTTTGGGCGCACCTGGCAAGCTATCACGTGCCGGGCACAGAGAGCCGGGCGATCGAGTATGTTTCTTTCGCCACACACCACCCAGATGGGTTCGACGAAGAAACGCTGACCGCGTGCAGGCTTATGGTCGGGCGGCTGAAGGGCCTATCAATGTCATTTACCGAGTAAGGTTATGCCGACGCTGTACAACAATCGAGGCGGGCGCACAACGGTCACGGGAACGGGTAACGCGACGATCTCCGGCACCTGGGAGCGTGCTGGCAGCATGTCAGGCATCCCTAACGGCACTATTGTTGCGTATCGGATAGAGTCTGAGGCGCCGCCCGTTCAGTTCGAGACGGGTGTGTGTGCAGTGAGTTCCAGCGGCACGGTGCTGGAGCGGGCAACCGGCACAGTTGAAACCTCAAGCAACAGCGGCAACCTGGTTAACTTTTCGGCTGGCAACAAGATCGTCACAGTGACGTTTAATGCGGACGACCTGTTTAAGTATTTTCCTAACCGAGAGGTTAAGCCTGGCGGCAAAATTCTTGTTTTTGGCTGGGGTCAAAGCAACTTCGTGGGCTTCTCGCAGGCTGCAACCCCAATGGTAGCAAACCCGTTTGTTTTTGAAATGCAAACGCCCGATGTTAACAACCCCACAACGTATAGCTGGCAAGTAGCTGACCCGAACCGGGTAACAAATTTTGATCGAACCGAGCCGAATTACATCATCGGGCTGCAGGGCGATGGATATGCAAATTCGTTTTGGGCATTTTGCGACCGATTGCAGCGCGTAACAGGCTGTATCGTGCATATGGTCGGCGGCGGCCGCGGTGGCGAGCCCATCACTGGCTTCATGAAAGATGCACCGTTCGAAGTTTCACTTTCGGCGGTCTACGCGCAGGCCCTGGCATCGCCAGAACTGGCGGACGTTGATTATCCGCACATTTGGTATGTGAGTCAGGGCGGCACGGAAGCAATCAACGACACGAGTGCAATCGAATACCGCGACAACTTTCTAGCGGTAAAAAACAACTTCGAAACCAAGTTCGGCGGCAAGGGTAAAGCGCAATGGTTACTTATGGAGTCGGCCGCTGGATTTTTTCCGGATTTTGAAGGGCACAAACTGGTAGACCAGGCCACGGCCAATGATTTGCGGTGCATTTCCACGCGGGGATATAGCAAGGTCGATGCTTATCATTACGCAGGCGACGACGACAACCGCCTCGGGCGTGATACAGCAGATCGTTACATTGCTGGCCTGGGCACTAAGGATACACCGACGACGCGCCAGAACAATTTGAACGCCACAGTCGACCCTGCAGGCGGGGACGGCATTTTTAGGGGTTACAGCCGGGGAAGTCTCTGGATAAACACCACCACCGAAAAAATATTTGTTTGCACGAACAACAACACCGGCGGCGGCGTGGCACGCTGGAAAGAAATCACTTACATATTCAGCGGTATTGCCGCTGACCTTGATTGGGATGACGACATCGTTACGCCCTGGATGGTTAGCAATTACTTGGCAACCGGCGTCGCCTTCTTTTTGCGCGAAATGCTATTTACTGAGGACGTTGCTACCGCTAAAGATTTGGATATCGGGGGCGATGCGACAGTGGCCGGAACCCTCGACGTAACAGGGCACGCCAACATCGCCGGCGTTTTTAACACAAACGGCGTATTTCTGGGAATTCCCATCATACGTTATGACCGAATCGCAGCCTACTTTAACGGCTTTACTGTTCTAGGTGGCAACATGACGGCATCGTTGCCAACGTCGCAGCCAACAGACCCCAATGTTTTTTGGAACGATAACGGCACGGTAAAAATATCGTCATGAGCCAGGGCATTGCTGCAAGCGCCATTGCAAATAACGCCTATTGGTTGTTCGCGGGTGAGATTGTCGAGACCGTCGGTCAATTTTGTTCGACCGGCGTCGAAATCACAACGAGATTCACAGCAGAGCTTCATGTAACACAACTACTGAATGCCGAGTTCGACGCTTCGCCGGCATTGTCTGGCGCCATGGCTGCCGGCATCACGCTCGATGCCACGGCGTTGGCCTCACTCTCACTGGGCGGCCTGCCTCGGCTGTATGACTGTACGCGATGAAAGTTCTATACATCGACAACGACATGATCTTCGAGCTTCGTGCTCTGAAGGACGCGCTTACGGGCGCCGCTGTCACGGGCGCGACGGTCACGGTCACTCTTAAGGATAGCGACAATCAGAACGTGACAGGTGTGGTCGATCTTGCAATGGCGCACGTTGGTGACGGCACCTATCGGGTGGCCTTTGAAGACACTCTGCCGCTCGCGACGGGGGACTATACAGCGTGGGTCACGGCGATATCTGGCAGCACAAAGGGTTTCTGGAAGTTCTCCCTTCAGGCCGCTGAGAGGGTGGGGTGATGACTAAAAGATGGGAGCGGGTGCTATGAGCTTCGACTGGAAAGAAACTCTCAAAACTGTAGCGCCTGTCATTGCGAGTGCGTTGGGTACGCCGGTCGCGGGTGTCGCTGTGTCGGTCGCCTTGGATGCGCTCGGCATCGATGGTGGTGAGGATGACCTTATAGCTGCGATCACATCCGGTAAACCTGAAGTCATGGCGGCTCTGAAAAAAGCTGAGCAAGACTTCAAGGTAGAGATGCGGCGGCTCGATATTGATCTTGAGCGCATCAATGCTCAGGACAGGGACTCCGCAAGGGGACTGGCCAAAACGAAAGGCATTGCAGTGCAGGCCATACTGTCTGCTGTGTTTGTCATCGCCTTTGGCTGGATTATCACAACGGTATTCAGCGGCGAAAACGCTATACACGAAAGTATGCGGGATACGGCCATCTACATGCTGGGCATTCTGTCCGGGGCCATCGCCCAGATACTCAATTTCTGGTTTGGAAGTAGCGAGGGCTCCAAACAGAAGACTGCTCAGATGGCGATCAAGTGATGCTGCTTACACTCACGCGCTACGGCTCAACACCTTACGGCGTTTTTGGAGATATCACTGCGGGTGACCAGGTTTTCTATACCATCGAGCAGATCTGGAATGACAACCGCAAAGGGCAGTCCTGTGTGCCGTTGGGCGAGTACCTGCTGTTGTGGCAGCCAACGACCACCAATGTCCCTGCCAGCTACGGAGGACACACCTGGTATCTCGAGGGCGATACGGTCAGCGCGCTGCACGAGAGCGCGAAGGCACGCACTCGGTGTGCTTTCCACGTCGCTAATACATCCGCAGATGTGCGCGGCTGTGTCGGCGTGGGCGAGGTCTTGACGTCACTGGCTGGGCAGTGGGCTGTAGGCAGGTCCAGGAATGCGATGGAGCGCCTCTTGCAAGAGATCGGCAAGGGCGATCATTACCTCAATATTGTGCAGGCAGACTGCGGCTGACAAAGAGCAGCCCAACGGATAACCCCTCAGTCGTTACAGGGCTGAGGCATAGCAATGGAGACAGGCAATGGCAGGCAAGGCTGACAAGCAAGATGCGGCGCTACAGCTCGGCGCGAAGATTCGAAACCGACACCTCAACGAATCGGGTGTGATTGCGGGCTATTACGTCAACACAGCGGGCACCTGGTACGACATTAAGACGCCCGGGGGCATGTCCGTCGGGTGGTGGCACGAATCTGATGTCGATAGTGCACCGCGATCGCGTCCACCGGCTGGCAAGCGCACCGAAGTATAGATAATTGAACCCGTACCCCGTACCCCCTGCAAAGGTACTCCGATTTGGGCCTGAGCGTACGGGTGGCGGGCTCCGCGGAACTTCTCTATTTTTTGGGGGTTCGGGGGGTCAAGGTTCTTCATCATCAAGACTACCGGTCAGGCAATGGCAGAAGTCAGAGAGGACGCGTTACTTAATGGGCGGCAGTGCGCCGAAAGTATCGGCATTTCGCAGAGGGCCTTTCAAGACTGGAAGGTGCCGGTCCGAGGGACGAAGGGGCGCCAGAATCTTTATGCGCTCCAGGACGTTCTCAAGATTTATCGGGCCCGTGTGCGCCGCGAGCTCGAGCGTGAGCTGAGAAGGGAGATTCAGGCAGATCTGGCAAAGACTGCGTCACCTGACCAGCTGCCGGACGACGCCAACATTGTAAAACTGGAAGTCGAAAAGCGGCGCGTTCGATTGCTCGAAGCGCAGGCAGAAGCCCAGGAGATGAAAAACGAAATGGCGCGGCATGAGGTCGCACCGTTTGAATGGCACGCGTGGGTATTCTCGAAAACCGCGTCTGTGCTGGTCGGCATGATTGACTCGCTGCCTGTCGAAATGATGCGCAAGCTCAATCTCAAGCCCAAGGAGGTCGAAAAGGTAAAGGCCATCACGGCCACCGCGCTGGACAGTGTCTCCCAGTTGTCGGATAGAGAATGGCTGGAAGAGTCGCTTGACGATTTTATCGAAGAAACAGGCGGATAACTGGTCACGGGCCCGCCAGGTTGCTGTTGATATCTGGTCAAGGCCGATTCCAGTCAGCTTGTCGGACTGGGCAGACCAGCACTTTTTCATGTCCGCAGAGTCCTCGTATGTCGAGGGCCCCTGGCATACTCGGCCGTTTCAACGCGTCCCCATGAATCTCATGGGCAACGACGAAGTACACGAGCTGGACATACTGAAAAGTGCCCGGGTCGGTTACACAAAGATGATCATGGCGTCCGTGGCCTACCAGGTAGAGCACAAGCGCCGAAATCAGATCATCTACCAGCCGACCGACGCCGGCGCAAAAGGTTTTATGAAAGACCATGTCCAGCCGATGATTCGCGACGTGCGCCCAGTGCGCATGCTCGCCGGGTGGTTTGGAAAGCGCCATCCCAGCAACACCAACCAGGCCAAGACGTTCGACAATCGACGCCAGGTGTGGGTGCTGGGCGGCACCTCGGCAAAGAATTATCGCGAAAAGTCAGTCGATACCGTCTACCTGGACGAGCTCGACGGATTTGACGAGAACATCGAGGGCGAGGGCAGGCCGGACCACCTTGCCAACAAGCGCACCGAGGGCAGTTACTACCGCAAGCTGGTGAGCGGCAGCACGCCAACGACAGAGAATCGCTCGCTGATCAGCAGCCGTGCCAATTCGGCAGACTGCTTGCTGCGGTGCTACATCCCGTGCCCCCATTGTGGGCATGCGCAGCATCTAGTTTTTGACAACATGCACATGCTCAAGGAAGGGGTGCCAGAGAGTACCGAGTATGCCTGTGAGGGCTGCGGGGCTTACTTTGACTACCGGCAATCGCAAGAGGCGCAGGCCGATTGTTTTTACCAGGACCCTGAGTCCGGTGTGTCGACAAAAGACGGTCTGGAGTTTTTCGACAAGAACGGGGATTTGATACCGACGCCACGGCGGGTGGCGCTGCATATCTGGTCGGCGTACAGCCCGATGACCACCTGGGCGGACATCATGCGCGATTTTCTGTCGCGCAAGGATAACCCGCTCGAGTTGCAAACCTGGGTCAACCAGACTCGCGGCGAAGTGTGGCGCGAGAAGGGTGAGGCGCCCGACTGGAAACGGCTGTATGACCGGACCCGCGGTGCTGCGTTCGAAACGAACCGCATTGCCGAATGGGTGGCCATGATCACCATTGGGGTCGACGTGCAGCGGTCACCGGGCCGCCTTGAACTGGAAATAGTCGGCTGGGGCCCGCGCAAGCGCTCGCAAAGCATCGATTACCGGGTAATCCCTGGCGATACCGCTGATCTTGGCCCAGATGGGCCCTGGCAGGTACTGCGAGAGATCATCCGCAGTGAGACCTGGGAGCATGAAAGCGGCGCGAAAGTGCCGGCGGCTTTGACGTGCATTGACTCTGGCGACCAGACGCAGGTCGTTTACGCGTTCTGTCGTGAGTTTTCATCACAGCAGGTCGCGGCGATCAAGGGTAGTGATAAGCAGGTCACGATGGTCGGCGTGCCAAAGCCTGTTGATGTCACCGCATCGGGGCGCAAGATCAGGCGTGGCGCCATGCTATGGACGCTCGGCACAAACCTGCTGAAAAACGATTTGTACTCGTGTTTGAAGCTGGAAAGGCCGACCCAGGAGAGCGGCGAAGACCTGCCCCCGGGTTGGTGCGATTTTCCTGAATATGGTGAGGACTACTTCAGGGGACTATGTTCGGAGCAACTGACCCGCAAGAAGAACCGGGCGGGTTACACAGTGATGCAGTGGGAAAAGCTGGTCGAGCGTAACGAACCGCTTGACTGTCGAAATTACGCAAGAGCCGCAGCGGCCATCAAAGGCCTCGATCGTTGGGGTGATGATGAGTGGACGGCACTTCGTGAGTCGCTGGGTTATGAGTCGCCGCCAAGGCGCGACGAAGAGACAAGCACAATGAACGGCGTGACATTCCGCCGCAGCACGTACTGGGATAAGTAATGGCCTACACGCAAACACAGCTTGCAGAGCTAGAGGCAGCGTACGCCCGTGGCGTCACCACCGTTTGGCTTCCGGACGGGTCAAAGCTCGAGTTTCGTTCAGTTGATGACATGAAAAAGATCATCAACGAGATCAAGGGCTCGCTGACGACACCGACCCACAAAAACGTGGTCTATCCGACCCACTCACGCGGTTTTAACTAATGGCTGTCACTCGAATTGAGCGCACATTGCTGGCGCTGGCGCCGCGGTGGGCGGCTAACAGAGCCGCTGCACAGCGTGAGTTTCTGCAGCACAAGGCAGCAAGCGAGGCGGTGCGCACCTATGAGGCTGCCAGCAAGGGCCGGCGCACAGAGGGCTGGTTCCGGCCCGGCACCAGTGCCAGCACAGAGGTGCTTGCGGGTGCCGCTGCGCTGCGCAACGGTGCTCGCCAGCTGGTTCGTGACAACGGGCATGCGATCAAGGCGGTCAATTCGCTTGAAGCAAATGTGATCGGCACCGGTGTCCGCCCAGGCTTCGAAGTCGGATCGGATGCCTTGGAACGTCGCATCGAGGAGTTGTGGGAGCAGCACGTCGACGATGAGAGCAGCGGGGCCGAAGAGGTAGGCAACTTTTACACCCGGCAGGGTCTGGCTTTTCGTGCCATTGTCGAAAGTGGTTCGGTGATTTCTCGCCGCCGCCGCCGCCGGCAAGCCAAGTATGTGCTGCCCTACCAGGTGCAGTTGCTGGAGCCGGATTACCTGGACCACACGCAGGACGCGGCGCTACAAAATGGCGCGATCATCGGCGGGAAAGAGTACAACAACCAGGGTGAGCTGGTAGCGGCCTGGCTGCACACCGTTCACCCTGGCGACAATCTTCTGGGCGTGCGCAAGCAATTCAATAGTGTGCGGATCAATGCGGACAATTTCAGTCACGCATTCCGCATGGATCGGCCCGGGCAGTCGGACGGGGTTTCCTGGTTCGCTCCGATCATGACGGATCTTCGCGATCTCGCTGATACGCGGGACGCTTACCAGCTGCGTCAAAAAATCGCCGCCTGTTTTGCTGTTTTCGTTCACGAGTCCGAGCCAGGCAGTAACACGACAAACAAGGGCCAGCCCATATCGGACAGGATTGAGCCAGGGCGCGTTGAATCGCTGCCCCCTGGTAAAGAGGTCAGCTTTGCAAACCCGCCGGGCGTCGATGGTCTTTCAGATTTTGACAGAGCGCAGCTGCTCACCATCGCGGCCGGGTTCGGTATTCCCTATGAGGAGCTCACGGGTGATCTGAAAAACGTCAACTTTCTGAGCGGACGCATGGGTTGGCTGGCGTTCTACCGAAATATTGACAGCTGGCGCGCGAAAATTGTCATTCCCAAGCTCTGCAAGCCAGAGCTCAGGTGGTTTCTTGATGGCATCGCACTCAAGGCAGACATCAACCAGCCGGTCAGGGTCAACTGGACGGCCCCTCACCGAGATCTGCTTGATCCCTCGAAAGAGATTCAGGCGCTGCGCGAGGAAATGCGCCTGGGCGCCCTGGCATACCCCGACATGGTGAGAATGCGTGGCCGCGACCCGGAAAAAGTGGTCGAGTCATGGGAAAAGTGGGCGCAAAAGCTCAACAGCAAAGGCATGTATTTCGATTGGGACCCGACCAAGTTCAGCATGGCGGGTAACAAAAACATAGAGGACGATGACGATGACGGCAATAGCCAGGAAGACTGAAACCCGGGCAGTGCCCATGTTGGACGTTCGTGCCGCGCCGGTGCCTGACAGCTACAACCAGGAGCGCCGAACGGTGACGTTTATTGCGTCTACCGGTGCCCGCGGCCTGCGTCGGCGGTACTGGGATGAGGATTATTACGAAGAGCTCGAGGTTTCCGAGTCAGCTGTCCGCATGGACCGCTTCAACAACGGCGCGCCGTTCCTGAACAGTCACAACAACTGGGATGTTGACGACGTTCTGGGGGTGGTGGAGCGTGCCTGGATTGAAGACAGCAACCTGATGGTTGAGGTTCGCTTCAGCCAGCGCGAAGCCGTTGCGCCGATCCTTGCGGACATCGCAGACGGCATTCTTCGGCACGTCAGCGTGGGGTACAACGTCCACGAGTGGGACATCACAGAGAAAACGGGCGAGATCGACGTACGCCGTGCGGTTGACTGGGAGCCTATTGAGCTTTCAATCGTCCCCATCGCCTTCGACGATGATGCGGTATCTCGCTCCGCTGAAAGAGAAACAAGCCAGGCAAAATTTAACTATCGGGCCGTCGCGTCCACAACTGAAGAGGGGTCAGCTATGACTACCAAAGCAAAGCAGGAGCCGGCGGCTGAGACGCGGTCGGATGAAGGTAACCAGGAAGGTCTGTTGACCGAGGAGCAAGTGCAGGCCCGTGTTGATGCGGCGCTGGCAGAGGCTCGCGGCAACACCGAAACTGAGGCCACACGCGCAGAGCGTGAGCGCGTGACACAGATTCAGCGCGCAGTTCGCACGGCGAAACTGCCGCCCGAGTTTGCCGATGAAATGATCCGTGAGGGTGTTGAGATCGACGATGCTCGTCAGCGCATCATTGACAAGTGGGCGGACCAGGACGAAAGCGAGGAAACTCGCACTATTCGTACCGGTGTCGACCACTCTGTCGTGACTGCAAAGCGCGAAGCGGTCGTCTCTGCAATTCTGCATCGTGCAGATCCGCAGAACCAGCTGGCTGAGGGCGCCCGGGAGTATGCTGGCATGAGCCTGCTGCGACTGTGCGAGGACTTGCTGGTCGGTGAGGGTGTCTCAGTTCGCGGGTTGTCGTCTCGTGAGATCGCCACTCGTGCGCTGACTACCAGCGACCTGCCCAACATCACTGGCTCAGCAATGAACCGTTCGCTGTTGTCCGGGTATGAGTCGGCGCCGCGCACCTTCGTGGGTGTTTTCCGCCGTTCGTCCTCGGCTGATTTCCGTGACATCAATCGTGTGCGCTTGAGTGGCGCGCCTACGCTTGAAGAGGTCAAGGAAGACGGCGAGTTCAAGTACGGCAAGGTGAGCGACGAGAAAGAGACATACTCTCTCGCGACCTACGGCAAGATTCTGCCGTTTACCCGTCAGAGCATTATCAACGACGACCTGGATGCGCTCAGCCGTATTCCGATGATGTTTGGCCGTGCTGCGGCTGACCTGGAGTCGGATCTGGTCTGGGGTATTCTGCCAGCCAACGCCGCCTTGGGCGATGGCACGGCCTTGTTCCACAGTGACCATGGCAACCTGGCAGGCTCTGGTGCTGCAATCACCGTCGCTTCTGTCGGCGCTGGTCGTGGTGCAATGCGCGTGCAGACCGGCATCGAGGGCCGCCTGATCAACGTCATGCCTGCACACCTGATTGTGGGTGCAGACAAGGAAACTGAGCTTGATCAGTTCCTGACGAACATCACGCCCAATACCCAGGCCAATGCGCAGCCCAGCACCTTGCGCTCGCTGAATCCTGTGATTGAGCCCCGCTTGTCTGGTAACGCCTGGTACTTGGCCGCCGACTACAACCAGGTCGATACCATTGAGTATTGCTACCTGGAGGGCGAGCAAGGCGTCTACATCGAGACTGCAATGGGCTTCGATGTTGACGGCGTGAAGGTCAAGGCCCGTCACGATTTCGCGGCCAAGGCGATCGACTACCGCGGCCTGTACAAGAACCCGGGCGCGTAGGTTAACCCAGCATTACCTTGAGGCCCTTCGGGGCCTTTTTCATTTCTTGAAAAGAGGATTTAGCTATGTCAGCTAATTTTAAAGCGCTTGGCAACACTGTCGAGTGGACCAACGGCACCGGTGGAAGCGTGGCTTCTGGCGCAGTCGTTGCAGTGGGCACCGGCGGTCTGGTGGGCATTTCAGCCAACACCCTGGCCAATGGTGAAGTAGGCACTGTGCACGTTCGCGGTGTTTTCGAAGTGGCCTGTAAATCGGCCGATGTGATTGCGGTGGGCGATGTACTGGACTGGGATGCCTCGGCTTCTGAGTTCGTCAAAGCCATCGGCACAGCGGCGTCAGGTGATATCGAGAATGCGGTCGTGGCTGTTAGCGCAGCCGGCAACGGTGTCACCCTGGTGAATGTCGATTTCGGCGCTCGCCTGGGCACGTACACCACGTAAGCACGACGGTGTTTGATGATCTTGCAAAGGATGTCGCCAGCACGCTCACGGGCGTGTTCGGCGACAACCTTTTGTACACATCGAGTGCGTTCACTGGGTACGTCAATTGCGTTATCCGAAGGGATGTCGAGACCTTCGATGACAACGGGCAGGTCGTGGGCCGTGTGCACACCCTTCGGATAGCGCAAAAAGATATTACGTTCGTCCCACAGCGGGGCGACACCGTCGAGGAAGGCGGCACGACCTACACGATCGGGCGCCGAATTTCTGACGATGGTTACAGTCTGGAATATGAGGTCTCGACGTGAGGCTGGAAGTTGGTTTCAGCAACCTGGACGAGGTCATGCAGTTCTATGACCCGCTGGTGGTTGAGAAGGCGGCGCGTTCTACAGTGCGCCAGCTGCACAACAAGGCGGCAACCCGGGTAAACCGGGCGGTTCGTGATCGGTACAACATCAAGCAGCGCGACATTACTGCGGTGCTGAAAAAGCGCGTTGTGGTGCAAAACGGCGTCCCTGTCGGCTTCCTGGTGTACACGAGTGAGCGAATTTCACTGCGCCGCTTTTCCAGTTACAGCGGTCAGGGCGAGCCAAAGCAGAACGCACGCCCGAAGGTGAAAAGCCGTGCAGGTCGCCGTCGAGGTGCTCGTGTGCGGGTGGTGAAGGGCCGAAAAGCCCACATTCCCGAGGGGGCTTTCTGGGGTCGCGGCCGCGCCGGTGGTCGTGACGGCGGCGGCGGGTGGCACATTTTTAAGCGCGTCGGTATCAGCAGGCTGGGTCTTAAGAAACTGACGGGGCCGGCCGTGGCGCAGATGGTGCGCGGTGACGGCGTACTCGAAGAGATCAACGATCTGATGCGCGGCGAGGCCGATACGCTGTTGGCCAAAAACCTTGATTTCTTCCTCGGTCGAAGGGCGGGAGTTCTATGATCACCGAGCTGATTACTTACCTGCAGGGGGTTTCTGCGCTCACCCCGTCTGTGCGGTTCGCCTTTACCAGCGAGCCGGTCGAGGATATGTCGACGGGCCTGCCGACAATCATGGTTTATCCCGAAAGCTACAGTGCGGCAGCCAGCTCTACAGACAACTTCATCAACCAGACAATGACAATCGATGTGGTGTGCCTGTTGGGCTGCGCCATCGACGATTACGAAACGTATCTCGGGCAGCTGCGCAGCGCGCTGATTGGCTGGACCACCGGTGACTATGACGCTTTTGAGCTTTCGGGTGCGTCGATCGTTGGCATCAAGGGCGGCTATATCTGGTGGAAGGAAGTCTACTCCACCCGGGAATATCTCAGGCAAACCATTTAAACAGGAGACAGTCATGCCACGAGAAGGCGGCAGTTATCTGATTGACAAGAAGGGGGGTGAGCCCAAGCTCGTGCACCGCACGCAGCCTGCGCAGCCTCAAAAGCAAACGACGGTCGCGGAGAACACGAAGGCCGACACCAAGGGCGAGGTAGCTGACAGTGAAAACGCGTAAACTCTATTTGTTGAGCAAGATCGAATCCACGTACGGCACCGACCCAACGCCTGCGGACTCCGATGCCATTATTACCCAGGGTCTGAGCCGTGAAATCTACAGCGGCCCGCGAGTTACCCGGGAAAATGACCGTTCCGAACTGGGCGCTCGCGAAGAGATCAACACGGCGCCCTACGTGACGCGCACGTTCTCTGCTGAAATGTCAGGCTCTGGCACGCTGGGCACGCCTCCTAACATTGCAACGATCCTGCGCGCCTGCGGTTTCGCGCAAACGATCAGCGCGGGTGTGAGTGTTGCGTACGAACCGGTATCAGGTGGTTATGAGTCGATTTCGACCTACTATGACCGCGACGGTGAGCGTCAGCGCACGTTCGGGGTGCGCGGTACGGGGGGCATTTCGATCAATGCCGGCGCGATTCCGCTGCTGAACTTCACGCTGACAGGCTTCTACCAACGCCCGATCGCCTCATCGCTGATCACCCCGGCCCCAACGCCCAGCCGCAAGCCGGTGCCGGTGAACAAGGCCAACACGCCGACCGCGACGCTGGGGTCCTATGACCTGGAATTGCAGTCGCTGGAGATTGATTTCGGCAACTCGGTTAACCATATGAACCTGGTGAACTACGAAGAGGTGCTGATTACCGATCGTGCGATGTCAGGCAGCATGGTGATCAAGGCCCCGCTCGTGAGCGCGAAGGATCTCTTTGCCCTGGCTGAGAGCAACAACGGCGTGACCACCGAAGCGTTCCAGCTCATCCACGGCGCGACTCCGGACATCATCCAGTTTGACGCCCCTGCGATGCAGCTGTCGGGCATCGAGGAAGTTGATCTGAATGGCGAGCAGGGCTACCGCCTGCCGTTCCGCCTGCTGCCTACGGCTTCGGGCGACGACGAACTGGCCATCACCTACAAATAACCGCTTTCGGCCTGCCGCTCTTTCGCTTCCATTGCCTGGCGGCCCGGGTAACCGGGTGGGCGGTGGGCCGATCTACTCAACCAGGCAATGACAAGGCATAGGGCAATACTATGAGTTTACTGAAAGGCGTTCGATCTGAGATCGACGTAAAGATTGAGGTCCCTGTAGGGGATGATTCTGGCAGCGTTTGCTTTGTTGCGACGTACCGGAAAATGACCCAGACGCAGCGGCAACAATGGCGCGAGAAGACCGCAGAAAGGCTGCGCACCTTCCCAGAAAAGCACGACCAGGCCGAGCATGTTCGTGAATGGCTGCTGGGCTGGCGTGACCTCAAAGGCCCAACGGGTGAGGAGGTGGAGTTCAGCCCCGAGAACCTCGATGTGGCCCTTGATGCGGTTGAGTATTGCGAGGCGCTGTACTCCGGTTTCCTGGACATGGTCAACGGGACTGCGCTCACAAAAAACTGATTGAAGCCGGGCGAGGGTGGGCGCTACTGCGACGCCCCGAATCACCAGACACCATGGAGCCTGAAGGCAGCGAGTATCTCTCCCTGCCTGATTCTCATAAGCCAGCTCCGCCACCGGCACCCGGCCCGGTCGTCGTTCACCCATCCAACTGGAAAGCACTGGAAATCTTCGAGGCCTGCAGCACGCAGTGGCGTGTGACTGTGGGCCTTGCTGGCCTGTTTTGGATTGGCCTCGACTATTCGGCGGTAGAGCGCGTCATGCCCCGCATGGGCGTACGGCGCAACTCTAACCAGGACAAGGTATTTCACCAGCTCCGCTTGCTAGAGGCAGGGGCGTTGCGAGAACTCAATGCCAGAGAAGACGTATCAAACAACGCTGCTCATTCGGGGTGACAGCAAGAACGCTGTACGCTCGATTGATCTCACGCGTAAGGAACTCGAGCGCCTGACAGGCGCAAGTACCCAGTCCGCTACCGCCTCCCAAAAGTTTACGGCCGCCTTCGGCCGCGCTGACAAAGCTGTTGGCAAGGCCACTCGGTCGTTTTCGGGGCTGCAAGGCCTTATCGGCGCGCTCGGTCTCGGGAAACTGGTCTCTGAAACTATCCAGGCGGCAGATACCTACGCATCACTGCAAGGCCAGCTGCGCCTTGTCACCGACTCGCAGGAAGAGCTCAACGCGGTCTACTCTGACGCTCTGCGACTTTCAAATGAGACAGGCGTTGCCACTGAGGCGACTGTCAACCTCTACGCTCGATTGGCCCGCTCCACTGAGGAGCTGAATCTCACCAACGCCGAGCTGCTCACCATCACAAAGGCTGTCAATCAGTCGTTTGTCGTTTCCGGATCATCCGCCCAAGAAGCAGCCAGCTCTGCACTTCAGCTGTCACAGGGTTTGGCGGCCGGCGCGCTGCAGGGCGAAGAGCTGAAGTCCGTGATGGAGAACAACGCGGCACTGACGACTGCGCTCACCGAGGCGCTGGGCATCAACCGTGGCGAGCTCAAGCAGTGGGGTGCCGACGGCAAGCTGTCTGCTGAGGTTGTCTCAAAAGCTATCCTGAGTATGTCCGACGACATCGAGGCCGACTTCAACAAGATGCCCGTCACGATCAGCCGTGTGTGGCAGGCAGTGACCAACGATGTTCAGGACGCCCTGGGGCAGGTAGATACCAGCGAGCTCACTGATGGCATTGAGGATCTCCGCGAGGTGATCTCTACGCCGGAGTTCAAGCGAAGCATCACAGACATTTCGTCTGCTTTGTTGAGCATCGTCACTGCGGGCGCGAAAGCCATTACCGCAGTGACTGGAGTGACTCGGTTCGTTTCCGAATCCTTTGCCTCGCTCTCTGGCCTTGCCGCTGACGACATGCCAAGAATGGCCGAGAGGATAGATGAATTAAGAAGTCGCCTCGAGTCTTTTGAAGCTACATCGAGGGGGAGAGTGACGCCCGCAATCCGCAAGATGCGCACCGAGCTCGCGGAGCTGGAGGCCGTGTACGAACTTAATCTCGAGCTGATCAATAGCACGACAGCTGCGGAAGGGAGGTCCGCCGACAGTAAAAAGAAAGTCACGAAATCCACCGAGACTTACATCAGCACGCTCGAGGCCAGCAAGGCCCAGCAGCTCAAGAACCGCGAGGAGATTGAGAAGGGCAATCGTACGCTCAATGCCATGCGCGCCGAAACGCAGGGGCTGATCTCTGATCTGAAGTTTGAGATTGAGGCGCTGGAGCTAGAGGGCCGGGCGCTTGCACTGGCCACTGCGGAGCGCCAGCTGAGCACTAATGCGACCGCGGCCGAGCGTGAAGAAATACTCAGGCTTACCGGCGTGCTTTACGACAAGCAACAGGCCGAGGCCGAGGCCAAGAAATCCATTGATGATCTGGCGAAGGGAAACCAGGATGCGGCCAAAGCTGCTACTGCGGCGTGGGAAGAATCACGCGACACCCTGTCAGACTTCTTCTTTGAGTTCGCCCGTGACGGCCTGGGGGCATTTGACACCCTGGTCGATGGCTTCAAGGCCATGATCGTCAAGATGATCGCCGAGGCCGCTGCGAATCGCATCATATTGGGTATTGGCACTGCAGCGGGTGGCATGGGCTTTAGCGGATTCGCAAATGCGGCCTTTCAGTCAATTGGAGTTCCGCAGATACCCGGTGGGGGTGCAGGCCCGGCGGGCGGCGATTTACTCTCTTCGATCGGAGGAATTCTTCAGGGCAGTATCTCGGGGCTTGGAGATACCCTGACTAAGACCCTTTTCCAGTTTGGGCTTGATAACACCGCCTCGATTCTCAAGGACGCGGGTGCAGTATTTTTTCCTGGCGCTCAGGGGACTACGCAGGTGCTTGCTGGTGCGGGCCTGAGCGCCGGCGCGGGAATTGTTGGTGGTATCGCGGGTGATGCCGTGTTTGGCGACACCTCGGGCCTCGGTTCTACCGGCGGTGCCCTTGTGGGCACTGTCCTCGGTGGACCAGTCGGTGCTGCAATAGGTGGCTTCGTCGGCTCGGGCATAGAAAAGGGCCTTAGTGAGGTTTTCGGGTTCGGCCAAAACAACGGCAACAACTCAGGGCGAGCAACGTTTGATCTTGCCACTGGCGAACTGTCCGCCCAGGGGGTGGGTAAGTCCTTCGACCAGGCGAACGTTGACCAGGTCGCGGCCTCTGTGCAGCAAATCGCGCAGTTTGCCCAGGCGATCGGTGGTTCCAACTTCGCGGGTGAGTTTGAGGTCGGCAACCGATCGGGCATCCAATTCGGTGACCGCAATTTCGGCACCGATGAAGAAGCGTTCAACCGCTTTGCGTTCGAGGAGGTCATTAAGCAGGCCACGAACGTCAGCGATGTTGTCAAAGAACTGGCCCTTGATTTCGATGGCTCGGCTGAGGAGCTGGCAGAGTATGCCACTGCGATCGCGCAGATCGACGACATCACCGCGAATGCGTCCGACCAGGCCCGCGAGCTCGCTTTCAGTTACTCCGATTCCACGGAGGAAATGGTCAAGCACGCGCAGGCTCTCACGGCTGTTGATGGGTTGACTGTCGATCTTGATCAGAGCCTGCGTGACCTGGTGTTCGGTTTCAGCGGCACGAATGAGCAGCTGGTCACCTTCGGGAGCGCCATCGCGGCCCTCAGTGGTCTCAGTGGTGTTAATACGGCGGCGCAGGCCATCGAGGAGTTCACGGCGGTGCAGCCCTCGCTGCTGGAGGTTTACGCGTTTCAGACCACTGCCATCAACAACCTGATACGCGATTACGATGGATCTGCGGAGTCGGCCGATCGCCTCGCCAATGCGTTGCAGCAAAACAAGGTGCTGGCGTACGAGTACGCTCTGGCGATTCAGGAAATCGGGACACAGATAGGCCTGGCCTCAGAAGACCAGGCGGAATACATCCGCGAATCGATATTGTCAGAAGAGCAGCTGCGCGAAAAACGCCTGAAAGAGCGCAACGACCTGACCGAGGCACTGGGATCGCTGGTGGATCCCCAGGAAGTCGAAGCCACTGCGGCAAGAATCCTCGACCTGAACCGGCAGGTGTTTAACAGCCTCTCGGAAGACGAGCAGCGCCGTCAGGCAGACCAGTTTGCCAGCGTGGCGGAGTTCGTCGGCTCAGAGACCCAAAGCATCCTGAAGCGCGCACTGGACGGCCTCACGACCGATCAGGCGGATATCAACCGCCAGGTGAACACGTTACTGCGCGATGCAGCGGCGGAGTTTCAGCGCGCAGCCAGTGACTCTGTCCAGGCGGCCAACATCCAGCTGGTGGCGTCTCAGAACTTCGCAAACTGGGTGCAGCAGCTGCCCGCGGCGGATTCCAGTGAGAGGGCGGCATAATGGCCACGGTCGCATTCCCCACGAGCATTGGCGACAAGATGCTCCGAGAGACCCCCATTCCCATCGATCAGGGTGTCGAGAGCGATATTGTAGCGGGTGGCGCCAGTCGTTCACGCGTGCTCACCACTGACGACTGGGCGCTGATCGCCTGCCGTTTTCCTGTGCTGACTGAGACCGAGAAAAACACGCTGGTCTCATTCCTGACAACGAACAAGCTCAACACCATCACCTGGACGATCGACGGCATCGACTTTGAGGGGTCGTTGTGGCGTGGCCGCTACGAGACCCAGCGGGTGGGTGCATCCTACTACAGCGTGGTTTTTGAATACCGAGCCAGAATCGTATGACCCGGGGGGTAAGCACACAGGCCTTTGAGCGCCTCACATCGCCCGTCACGCGCCCGATCAAGGTGGTTCGCTGGGAGCATGGCGGAATCCTTGAAACGCTGTCAGCGTCCGGGGGTGTGGTTTTCAACGGCGAAAGCTACGTCACCGGCGACATCACCTCGATTGTGATCAATGGCGACAAGAGCGCCACAATCACGCTGGCCGCCAGTGTTGAGCGTGCTGAGGAGGTGGATGGCGAGACGTGGCGCGGTGGCAAAATGTGCCAGATATACTCAATTGCGGGTGATCCTGTTGCCGAGGAGGATTATTCAGAGTCTCAGGCGTATCTGGAAATCGATGGCGTGATCGACAGTTCACAGCTCGCCGGCGGCCGCGTCACTGTCAAAGTGGTGCACAAGGATCTGTCCGGCAAATTCACGCCTCGCCACACCTTCACCCTGCTAACTTCGACGATCCCTTCGCCTGGCACGATCATCACGCATGAGGGTGACCAGTATCCCCTCGCGAGCAAGCGATAATGACGACCTCCCGCGCACGCGGCCGCCTGACCGCGAAAGAGCAAAACACCTTCAAAAGTACCCCTGCTGACCTGTCACTTGAAATGAGCGCGCAGGATGCGCCTATTCCCGTGCACTACGGCCGCAAACCTTGGGCGCCGTTCATCGGGCTCAATGGCTACAACGGCGCGGGTGATTTCATTGTCTGCGTGTTCTGGGGCTATGGCGTCATTCATGAGTACGAAAAATACTACATCAACGGTGCGGCCCTGCCTGCTGGCGTCCAGGTTAACTCCTATCGCGGTACGCTAAGCCAGGGCGTTGATCCCTTCCTGCTGGAAATAAAGCCCACGCTCACCGATGACATGATACTGCGCACGCCTGATGGCGATGTCGGCATTGCTTACTCGGTGTTCAAGATCCCGAGCGGCACCTTTACCAGCGCCCCAAGGTTCCAGGTGATCGGCAAGGGTCGCCAGATTGTAGACCCCTTGAAAACCCAGACCGATCCCTACCTGGAAGACCTGGGCTTTGATATCCGGTTTAGTGGGGATAACGGCACTACACCGACGACCGGGCTGGATTTCAGCACGCATGACCACAGCACGACCTGGTACGCCAACGCCGCCATGCTCAATGGCTATGCCATCACAGACGGCACCGGCGACTACATCGAGATACCGGACGTTACTGCCACCCGGTTTGGCTCCGAGCCGTTCACGTTCGAGATCAAGGCCGCGCCCATCGGCGTGACCGGTATGCGGTATATCTACACCAAGGGCGACGGCTCCAGTTCCAGGGGCTTGCGACTGTTTCATGACGGCGCAGACCTCAAAGTCGATATGTCCAGCGATGGCACAACCTGGGACATTGCGAGCGGCGTGACCATCAAAGCCGGAGCAATCGTCGTTTTCGACTTGATCGATATCTGCATCGAATGGACCGGCCGAGAATACATTTTCCACGTCGACGACGAAATCGAGCACCGCATAGCCAGCACTGACTCGATCAACGACGCCTCGGGCGTCACGCCCAAGTTCGGCACTGCGGCGGGTGGCGCTTCGGGCTTCAATGGCCTTTTTCTGTGCGCCCGGCTCACTAAAAACGCGGTTCGCTACGGTGGCCAGCGCGCTGGCTCGGACGGGCAACCGTACACCGACACCGCTGCCGAGGTGGCTGGCCGGGTTTACGATGACTTGTCAATTCTCTGCCATAGAGACTTATCCACAGACCCTGTGATTGGGCTGGGCGCTACGTCGTATGACGGCATATTCGACGCCGCCGCGTGGAACCGCGAGCAAGTGGGTGGTGTGGATCGTGCCAGACTCGCGCTATCGGTTTCACAGGTTCGCTCGACAGAAGCCTGGCTCGATGCGCTTGCTTCCTATGCCGAGTGCTTCTGGTTCATGGACGGCTCCGGCGTTAAGGTTGTGCCCGATCGCAAGGTGAGCGCGCTTAATCCGTCCGGCTGGGAAATGGGCGAGTATCCCAGCTTCCAGGAAGGCGCTACTGGCTGGACATTGGGCGCGGGGTGGTCATACGTCCCGTCACTGAGCTTGATGGCTGCCAGTGCAGGCACTGCTAGCGCGATCAGCCAGACCGTCGTCAAAGACTTCGAGCCCGGCGTGACCTACGTCGCACAGCTTGCCCTGCTGACTGCCAGCGGTGGCAGCGTGCGCCTGGAACTCGGTGGCACAGTGCTGATTGACTATACGGCGGTGACCGGTGTTTTTCATTCAGTCGAGTTTGTAGCCGACGGCAGCGAAAATGGCGCAACGCTGCAGGCGTACAAGGATGCGGGCTATACCGGGGTGATCACGCGGGTGTCGGTGCGCCGCAAGTTCTGGAAAGACGCTGATATCCTCCCCGGCTCGCTGGAGATCACCGGTCTTTCAGATACCGACTCGCCGACCAGCGTCACGATTGATTACACCCAGGAGGAGATCAACAGCCCGAACTGGCAAAAGACGCCCTCTACAGTCCGCTTGCCCGGCGTAGACACCGGTGATGTTCCCCTCATCGAAACCAAGGTCGATATGGAGGGTGTCTATCGGGTCGAAGAGGCGGCGAACAAGGGCAACACCCGTGTGCAGCGTATGCGCAACCGCTCCCGGGTTCGCTGGAAAACAACTGACCTGGGCATCGCGCTGCAGAAGGGCACTGTGGTCGAGGTCCCCGATCTTGAATATGGCCTCACCGTGTATGCGCGGGTGGAGTCTGTGGATAACTATGAGCCCGGCCGTTACCAGGTCTCTGGCATCCGATACTACGAATCCCACCACCCCGACGAGATTACCGTACCACCGGCGAATGGCCAGGTGCATGCGGGCATGATAGTCATTTCGAGCGATGGCACTGTGCCTAGTGGGTGGGAGTTGTTCAGCGCCGCCAACGGCAAATACATCAAGCTGTTAGGTGATGCAAGCGATGCAGGAGATACGGGCGGCGCTGCCACTTTCGCAGGTTTTTCAGGCAGCACGTCAACTGATGGCGCGCACACTACTGCCGGACAGGAATCGTTCAACGTGCGCAAGTTTGAGGCCCGCGGCGGTTCGCCATTAATACCCCGGTTCGTGCCCGACAATGGCAGCAAGGGCGGGCATGCGCATACCTTCGACACCGGCAGTTTTAACCCCAACTACTACCGCAGAGAGTCTGTACTGATTCGCAAGACGGGTTCCAGTAGCTCGACGTTCCCCGAAGTGGCCACGATCTTTGGCCAGAACAACATCCAGGTTGCCAACCTGGTGCGCACCGTGGCGAATCAAAACCGGTTGATCATGGCGGCGGCCTCAAACGCCAATGCCGGTGTAGGCCAGCGCAATATCAGCTTTACAGTCGATAGCGCGAATGACTTTCACAACCACTGGACAGAAACACTCGAAAACGGCGTCAACCCCCTGGACTTCGACAACCAGGTTAACGGCGATGCTGCGGGCGGTGGTGCACACACGCACGACTACACCATAGAGGTCGTACGCCGCCTGAAAAGAGCCCGTATGGCGTTCTACAGCGGTAGCGGGGGTGATTTCCAGGTGGGTAACGGCATGTGCGTGCTGTGGTTATCCCCAGGAGACCCGGCAGAGCAGCCCTTCACCGGGTGGTATCTCTGTAATGGAAATAACGGCACCGATGATCTGCGTGACAGATATCTGGAAGTGGCGCCCCTGGGTAAGGAGAGCAGGCTGCTGGGTGACAATACCCTGTCTATCGACAAATGGTCCGCCTATCGATCGCACGATCACGACGACGAAAGCACAACTGTCGAAAACTTCGAGATTGAGCAGCTGCACCACAAAAACGGCGTACTTCACCGGCACCGTGTAGAGGAATCAGAGACCTTCGAGCCCGAGTATTATGTGCTGTGCGCGCTAATGTACAACGGTGACTAGGAATAAATGCTTAGTTTCGAAGATAAACGGCATTTCCGCAAACTCGGTCTCTCTTTTCACAATACCATAATAGGGCCATAGGCCCGCATTGTCAAGTAAAAACGTTTCAGTAGTCTACGATCCCCAGCTCAAGCAACAGCAGCCGCCACGTCGAATATGGAATAGGCCTGGCTCCGGCCTTGTCCGATTCTTGCGACCATCGCCGCCACGTTCGTGCGTCTAGCACGCCGGCCATTTCACACAGTTCCTTGCCAGTCAATCCACTAATATCCTTGAGCGTGCGGACATCGGCCGGGGTAGGGTGCTCGTACTCTGGATGTGAGAAGCGCAAAAGTGTAGCGCTGGGAAGCGTTCCAGGGCTTGCGCCTGATTTGTATTCGGCTCGTTTCTCTGTCATGTCTAAATCTCCAGGTTGGGGGGTGTAGCATGGCCTATAAAAGGCCATGCTCTCTAAAGCTAAACGTGTTGTTCCCTGCCACGATGATGTGGTCGAGCACGCGTACGTCGATCAAGCCCAGCGCAGCGATCAACCGGTCGGTGATGCGTTGATCAGCCGCAGAAGGCTCGGCGACGCCGGAAGGGTGGTTGTGCGCAAAGATGACGGCGGCGGCATTCTTGCTCAGTGCAGCTTTCACAATCTCGCGGGGATAGACGGCCGCGCCGTCAATAGTGCCTCGGAACTCTTCTGCAAACTCAATCACTTGGTTCTGTGAGTTAAGGTAGATGACGCAGAAGGCCTCGGACTCGTGCTCGGCCAGTTGTAAGACCAAGAAATCTACTGAGTCCGATGGCGAGCCTATCACGGCACCTTTACACATTCTCGCGGCGAGGATTTCGCGAGCTTTTTGGACTATCTGATCGTCGTTCATGCTATCTTCCTTTCGGGTTGCGCCCTTGCGGTTATCGCCGGGCATGTGAGTATAATAGGGCCAACGGCCCTTAAAGTCAATGTTATAATTTAATTTATATGGGGATTTTTTCTCTATAGGGCTGTACATAAAGGGCCAAAGGCCCTATAATGCAATAGTGGGAGAGCAGGCCTTTTTTAAAATGGCGTTTGTTTATAGGCTACGGGGTTAGAGCTTCAGGCGGTGGCTTGACCAGTCTGGCGATCCTCTTGGCGGCTCGGGCTGTGTGGGCTGGGGTAACGACTCTCGATCAGAGCACAAAACTCTGTAAAATCCGAAATCATCACAGTAACCCTCGGGCATCTTGAAATCCATCGTGTGCCCCTTTATGCAAGGGTTGTATTTGTCGAGGTCTTTTTCCGGAATCGCTTTCGCTGCATTGAAGTTTGCGCAATCAGCACACCAGTTCTCGACGACATCTCCAGCATTTTCTGCTGTGCGCTTCCTACGCGATACTTCTTCGAGCAGTTCCTGAGTCGAGAAGTCCTTCAAACTATCTATATCGGCCATGAGAGCCTCGCCTATGGGGTATCAGTGCTTGCCGTTTCGACCTTGCGGCAACGCTTCTCATAGCTGAGACGTGGTTGGATATAGCGAGATCACAGTCATTGCAGACGTTGATTCCCTCGCTGCCTTTGCAATAGATTGCCAGGTGTCGGATATCGTCTGCGTGGCGCACCTCTACTAGGCATACGCTACAAATAGTCATCGCTCCAGCACCAGATAGTCAAACCGAATCATAAACTCCATTTTTGCGTTACCGGGGTCTAGTGGATGGATTCGGCTCCGTCCGACTCCTTGATACTGGGATTCATATCGGCTTTCCAATACGGCGATTGCAACAGCGCTGGACAGGGTGGTCCTCAAGAACGAACGGCGAGACATTGTGCTCATTTCAGTTTTTCTCCGATAAAATGGGGTACATATGAGAATTCCTTCTATCGCGCTGCTGCCAGGCCTTTATTGCATACCTAGCGGAGTCATCTTTGCTTGCATCAATGTCGAGATCCCATGCCAGGTGGCTATTTTCAGCGGTTGCCCCGCACTCATGGCAAAACACATGGCAATCCCAATAGGTGTCGCTCCGGCCATTGAACGTGAATGTCTTTTCTTCGCAGAATAGTGCGGGTGGGCCGGCGCAGAACGGGCAGGGTAGTAGGCCGAGCCTTTGTGACTGGTCGGCACCGGTTTCGCCTTCTATGAATATGGGCTGGTCGGGAGTGTCGCTATCGACCATGACCGTGCTCCAGCTCCGAGGCCCCAAGGTGCTCCACCACCATCGCGTAGATGCGCTTAAGCGTGTCCCAACTTACCGGAACCTCACCATCCACGTAGCCAGTTCCATTGCAGTCAGGACAAGAGTCTTCTGGAATGTCGGCACACTGGGCGCAAGCTACTTGGACTTTCTCTGAGAATTCACCCATCAGCAGTGACTTGGCGCCGTTCTCGGCAGTCAGTTTTCGCGGTAAAAGAACTGCCTCATCGCTGATCGCCAATTGATCCATTATCTGAGACAGATTAATGGAGTCAGCTATAAGGCGATTGATCTCATGTTTTTCTAGGTCACTTAGCGGGAGAACCTTCAACTCGCCACCTGATTGCTGGGCCCAGCGTTGGCCTGTTTCGACGTCAAACAAACCCGCTCGGCACATGACCGCCGTATAGCCCACAGAATTCGGGCGGTAATAAAGCCCGTCTTTGATGACGAAGCACTTTTCACTCATGCTCTATTTCTCCCTTGCATAAATGTCCGGCCATACCCCTGCCAGTAGGCGTCCGGCTCACGTTGTCTGGCTCCGTCGTCACGGACTGGCAGACGCTCCTCGGGTTGTTCTTCACAGCTCAAGCCCTTGCTGCGCGGTGCGCTCTAGATGCATTGGTTTCCGGCAATCTCCGAAGTGGGTGGTCATATGATCTCCATAGTGGTGGCGTCCAATTCAGGCCGCAGCCCTAACCGCTTCGATTATCCGGGCCGCCGGCACTGGGCAGACGGCATTACCCAGCAAGTGCACGGCGGCTCGGTGATTTTCAGGCATTTGATAGCTACCCGGGAATGTCATGGCGTCCCGGCACTCCCAGCGCGACAGCATCCGCATCCTGTCGCCGTCCACAATGCCCCATCTATCCCGGGTCGTGATCGTGCCGATTGGTCGATCAAGGCTTCGAGCGGTTTTTGTGTTGCCGTAGTAGGAGATTAAAAATCGCTCACCGAATGACTGCCTTCCATGCCGCACTCGTTCGAGCGTCGCAGCCGCCCTGCCGGGTTTTTCAACAGGCGACCATCTGCCCGCCCCAAAGTCTATAAACTCACTGGCTGGCCTGTGCGGCAATGTGGCAAGGCTTAACGTTAGGGGCTTGTCACTACGCGTGAGTACAAGAAACAGCCGCACGCGGTTCTGAGGCGCGCCCAGATCGGCGGCATCGATGATGTGGGGGGACGCAGTGTAGCCCAGTGCGCGCATGGCCGATGCCCAGGCAGGGTAAAGTTCCCACCTCAAAAACTCCGGCACGTTTTCAACAATCACAATGGGCGGGCGATGGTATTCGGCGGCTGATACGACAGCCCAGGCTGTAGACCGGCTGGCGTCATGTTGTGGGTTTCCGGCACCCTTTCCCCTTGCCCGGCTGTGACCCTGACAACAGGGGCTGGCAAGCATTATGTCGTGTGCGGGCACTTGCGACCAGTCGGCCTGGTGCAAGTCCTGGCACAGGTGCTGTGCATCGGAGTGGTTTCTTGCGTGCCACTCCACCGCCTCTGGCCAGTGGTTGGCTGCCCATAAAACCTCGCAGCCCGCTATTGCTGCCCCTGTCGAAAAGCCACCGGCTCCCGCGAAAAGATCGATGACAGAAGTCAT